GTTGTTGAGTGTATTTTTCTTCTTGTTGTTTCATGAATTGCTCAAACAATTCAGGAGGGATTTGAGTTCTACCCTCATTATTTCTGGTCATTTATTCCTCTCATTGACGCAAAGTTAACTTCGCCCAATCATATTCTAACCTAATTGTAATATTAGTTAAGCTATCATCTGAATATTGTAATTGACTAAAGTCAACTGAAGTTATCATTCCATTGAAAATTTCCCATGACTCAAAAGTATTGCCGTCTGGGTCTAATGAAACAATTTTAACATTTCCTAGCGCACGAATTAAATTTTCTTTTGACAAGTTCTTTGTCCCAAAGACTAAATCTCTGGCGGCTAACGATGGGTTATTCACATTAGTTAAGGACTGTGGTGCGTCAGCACTATTAACATCATCAGGGTAATAATAGCTTTGCGCTAACAGCTTGTTTAAAATGTTGCCACCAACTGATCCTCCGTCTTCATTGAAGATCTCTCTAATTGTAAAACTGATTGGTTCCCACTTCACTCTAATTGGATATCGAACAACATGATCTAATAGCATATGTTCTTGTGTCTGGATTGTGTAAGAGGGCCTGTCAACTTGTGTAATGAAGGCGGCAGGTAAATCATTGATTAGTAGAAAAAATCTAAAGGCTTGTTGAGCACCCACATAGATGTTCTCAGTAGCTAATTTTGATTGACCACTAAAATTTTGCGAATACTTTTGCAGATTCGACAAAGTTCTATTTGTGAAATTTTGTCTTTCGTTTGCCATCTAATATAATTAGTGGGACTTATAAATTATTGTTCAACGGGAGTGAATGATTCCAATTCAGCCCAGTCATATCTTAACTGTAAGCCCAACTCAATTAATCCTTCATCGCTGTAGCTCATTTGATTATAAGTTACAGACTTGACCCAAACGTTGTTAAGTCTCCAAGTTTCAATTGTCTCACCATCTGTATTAAGAGTGTCAATCGTAACCTGACCAAGCTGATCAATAAAGTTTGCTTTACCTAATGATTTTCTTAGAAAGTTCTCGTCTGAAGGAGAGCCACTGAAATCGCTTGGGAAAACATATCCAGCGTTTTTAACCAAAGCTAGTAATTTTCTAGAGATGTCTGGATCGATTGGATCCACTAACGTAACGGCGATTTCATTCCAAGTAACACGACCGGGAAAGTAAAAGTTGTGAACCAAAAACTCATGAGTTGCTTCACCAACTGTGACAGAGGGTCTATCGGTTGTCTTAACAACGTAAGCTGGGATGCCTGCGATATTAAGAATAAATTTAAACCTTCTTTTTGGTTCGGTTAGTGGGTTAGCCCATACTGGAATTGCTGTAGCCATTTATTTTATCTCTCCTAAACTTAAATAGTTTCTCTCTAAATTAATCATCGAAGGACGCTCCGGTGTTCGTAATGATGAAGTCTAGAGCGATAAACTCGATTGCTCTTGCTGGCTTGATAAACAACTTGGCGTACAAGATATTCTGATCAATTAAATCAGGTGTAGTAGTTGTTTCGTCAAGGACAAGCTTGTAATCAGTCAAGCCAAATCTTGTTTTAACATCATTTAAGAATGGGATAGCCTGATTCTTAAAGTTGTTCCAAGTATCTGGAACGTTTGGCTCAAACAAGACCCCATTTGCGATTCTTGAAATACCTCTTTTGAGGAATACCAAGAGTCTACGAACGTTGATTCTATCCAATGCGGAGCGCTCAATCTGCAACGTTTTTTGTCCAAAGATTACAACGCCTTCATTTGGGAAGGTGGCGATTGGGTTAATACCTGCTTCGTAGAGATCATCGCGATCATCTTTGAACAATTTTAGCGCTGTAGACACCACTGGGAGTCCAGAGACACCAGAGGATAGGCCACCACGATTAAAGCCAGCAGGGGCAAACCACGGGGCTTGTACACGGTCTGTGTAAGACATTGCACCGAGTGCAGCAACGGTGGGTGGCACAAACACGTCTGTGCTGTTAATATTGTCTCTAATCTTTACCCATGGGAAGTAGGTGGCGGCATAACTTGAGTTAGTACCAACGGACTTTCTTTTAGTAATGAATGTGCTCACGCTACCATTTGTCTCACTGTTGCTTGTGTAGCGGAAATCTGCTGGTGGAACATAACCGCCGACATATTCTACGACCGCTAAAGCATCGGCTCTCTCTGCCGTGTTGTCAACGAGCTTTGTGACCAAGGAGGTGTTTGTCATACCGGGAACAGCGATCACATTGTAAGAGACCTCTTCTGGGTTCTTTACAGTGTTGATTGCTCTTTCAAAAGTAAAGTACTCAGAGCTACCTTCTTTGTTACTTGGTGTTACCAAGCCGGGTGCTAGCGGGTCAGACTTTGTAACATCAAAGCCGTCTGTACCACCAAAGAATAGTGTGGTAAGACCGGGACCACCTGTTGCTTGTTGTAGCACATGATTCGACCCGCTTTTAGCTGACAATGAAGCACCGTCATGTCGTGCACTTGCGTCATGAACGAGTATGCTAGATGTGCCAGCGACGGTGGACGTAGCATTGTTGTATTTAATGTTATCAAGCGACGTGATAAAGGAGAAATCCAAGTAACTACTTGACTGGTAGCCAAGAACGTCGACTGGTTTCATTCTGCTGATGTCAATAACATCTTCTCTAACTAAATTAGAATTATCGTCGCGGACGGAGACGCCAAAGTTGGCTTGCCTAAAAGCACCAACAGTTGCCAACTCAGCCTGACTTCTTGTTACTGGGGCTGGGAATCTGCACAGCAATGTACCTGAAGTCTCATTACTGACTGTGGCGCCTGCTTGGCCACTACCGGGCATACTCGTGCCTACAAGCACGAACTTCTGGCCGCCGTCTGGTTGAGTGGCTGCGGCCTCAAGTCCGGCAGCAAACGCTACTGGCTTAAACCTTGTTGGGCCGGTTACACCATATGGGATTAAGTTTGCATCAAAGCCGTCAGCATATTCGGCATTAACTTCAACTCTACAATACTTTGAGCGATTTTCGTACTCGCCCTTTTCGATGTTTCTATTTGTGGATTCTTCGTACTCGACAAACTTTGTACCGATCTTTCTTAAAAGGTAGTTGTCAGAATTTTTGTTCAAGTCGCAGTCTAAGAATGATTCTATGATCTTCTTGTCGGTGTCTGTGTCGCCCAATTGTCTTAAAACAACATTAAATTTGTAATATGGGTCGACGTCAGCTAATACTGGTGGTCTAATGTTTTCAATAGACAGTTTAATATTCTCTTGAATATATTGCCCATCATTCAAGCCGACCAACCTGAACAGCTTCTTAACTCTTCCAGAATTAATATTGGCGGTCATATCTGTGCTGAATGAGCCCGTTTCACTTGAAAGGTCTTGGCTGAGGATCCAGCCTGATTTTGGAACTGAAGCATTTTGATCTAGGGCACCTTTGCGGAAATCAGAACCGCCCTTACCAGTATCGCCTAGGCCAACGATCATGCCGTACATTCTACCGCTAGTATTAACTCCCATAGCACCAGTTATGCTATTTTCAAATGTCTCGCCTAGGAAGTAGTTAACTGGGTCAAAATCTGACTGTCTGCCGATCAATGTTGGATTTGTATTAAAAACTTTTCTAATAAAATCACTATTATTTTTCACAAGGCTGAAAGTGAAATTAGAGGTTGGTAAATTGTGGCTTGCCACGGTGGCCCCATTAAACTTTGCTGTAAAACGACCATTTGCATCACTGACATATACTTCAGATGTTGAAGTATTTGAAGTCAAATTTCCCGCAGGATCCCCGGTAAGTGTAATTGAGCCGGTGGCGAGGTACCAAATAGCAGCGACACTACCCGTGATAGAATTTGCAGAACCAGAAGTCCAAGTCATGAGAGCAAATGCACCGCCGGCGCCGCCAACAGGATTAGTATCATCAGCAATGTTGCCAACTTGCCAACCAGCCTTGCCAGCAGTTTCGGCAGATGTTGATTCAACACCTAAAGTTCTAACAAAAGTTAATGACTCTCCGTTTCTTAGCCACGACTGTGCTGCATATGTTGCATACATCGGGGAAGTGTAGTTCCCCTCTCTCCAAACGTCGCCTCCTTGACCGCCATCAACTGGTTCGCCAAAAGTTGAAACAAAATCTGAAAAGCTTCTTACCTCTGTTGGGGTAAAAGCTGGACCTCTTCTTGATCTACCAATAACGCAAGCACCAATCGCTGGTTCTTCTGCTGGGATCTGAGAGCGGTCAATCTCTTCAATTCGGATTCCCGGTGAAATAAATTTAAAATTCTTTGCTGAAACTGCCATGTGTTAAAACTCCTCACACAAATACTCTATTGTAAATAGTTTTTGGAAAGCCAAAATGCTTATTGTCTAAAGAAACCATCATCGTTATTAGGGTTTTTCTCTCCTAACAAGGCACGTTCTCTGGTAAATCTAATTTTTGCTGGTGACTCACGACTCACAACAAATGGGGTATCTTGGTTTATCCCATCGGCAGTAACGTATCCAAGAACCTTTATTTTAATTTGTGCATCAAATTTCTTTTCATCACCACCTAAGCTAGAGGCATTACTCTCAATCGAGTAGTTATCTTCAATAAAAGCCTCAAACTTGTGGTTTTTATATTCAACTACAAACTGATTTATGCCACCTGTAAATCTTTGAAATGGTAATAAAATTTCGTTTAGTTGTTGAATGTAGATTGTTCTAATCTTTATTGTGTAATCCATATTTAAAAACACTGGATATCCAGTATACAAAGTCTCATACACAACTTCATTAGATTCATATGGTAGTTTAAATGTGTTTTGTGTTTGGTTTGTATATCTCTTTGCCTCTGCATTTTGAAAATTTTGCGTCTTATCTTTAACAACTCTTCTATAGAGAGGAAAGGCTCCCCGTTTTCTATCCATCTGTGGGAATATATTGCCGGGAATAACTCTCTCGTTTGCATTTGTTTTCGAAACGGAGGTTCGCTCAACAACCATTGCTGGGTAGATAATTGACTGTGAGTCAATCTCTCTTAACTCTTTATCATTCTTTACTTGGAATGCCCTTTCAGCAGTGATCCAAATAATTGGAACCTTTCTACGGCCTTCATTAGAATCAGTGTAAATGTCTAATCTTTCGTTTAACCAGTTATAGAGTGCAAAATCTACTGTTTCTAAAGTTGATGGATTTATAGACTTTTGTTTTGTTGATTTATTCGGCATCAAATTTACCCTTCCTTGCTCTTACGCATTTGGCCTCAACCTCATAACGATAATCAATTTGTCCAAATAGTTGTTTTGGCTCATTCAATTCTGTAATCTCATAGAATATATCTCCATAAAGAACAAAGTCACCTTCTCTTACAAAAATATTTTGGTCTTCTCCAAGCCTTCTCTTGTGAAATTTTACGTTAATCGTAGCTCTCTTATCAACACCAAAATCTGAAGTTTCTGTCTGTATTCCGCCAAAATCGACCAAGGCATAAACTCTAATGGGTGGTAAAAATGTTTTTTCAATTGCTTCGCCATACAAGGGGTGGTAATTAGAGTGTTCAATACTCAAGGGGTAATAAGCAACCGGCTGGGCTACAACTCGGTCTGTTACTTCGTCTGTTACCTGTTTAACAAAGTCTCTTTCTTTTTTGTTAAAAAAGACTGGACCCGGTGGGGCTGACGGTTGAGAATATTTATTCTTTGGATCTGGCATTCATTTTATCCTTGGAAAATTGGCATTGGCACTTTAGCAAAAATTTCATCATTGGTTTTTACCAACTCAGCATCCTTCTTCGCCATTTCAATGTATGTTAGTTGATCGAGTATTCCGTTTAGTTCTGTTTTTAAAGCGTCTTTTTCTGCGGCGGCTTGACTCAACAAGTCCCCGGAGTTTAAGCTTACGGTGTCGCCGGGGATTGGCACAGAGCCTCCAAACTTTCCTCTAATTTGCCCCAACATTTCTTTTGATAAAGCTAGAGCATAGCGGCGGATCCATTGCTTGCCAATAGAGTTGATATTGGTATAAGGTATATTGTTGAATGGCAACGTATTCATGTTATTTACGCCCTCCATTCCGTCTTTTCTTGTAGAATCCTCGTCATATGCGCCGCCATCGACATAAAATCTAAACCAAAAGCGATCTGGCATCATTCCAGATTGTGGTTTTGGAAACAACCTTAACCTATTATCGATCAATTCAAAAGAAAAGTGACTTACTCTTGTATACAAAGAATCTTCATAGGCCATTGCCTGCGCTTTATTTTGCCAAGTTGGCACCACCTCAAATGTTGAGTCGTCTGAGTATTGTCCATAATTCGACAAATTGCCAATAACGTTTAAAGCACCGTAGTAAGCAAAAAACCTCCACATGGTGAGCGGCGTTTTATACCAAACATTCGTAATTGTCGCCCTTTGATTATTTGTTATAACAGTTGGAAAGCTTGATGAAATAATTTCTTGCAGATCATAATCCTGTACCTCGTCTGATGGAACAAAACTGGCTGAAAAATAGCGAACATCGCCATTTGTTCCAGCATGTTTGGCCAAGCCTTTGCCAACTCTAACTGGATAAGTTAGCTTAAATTTTGGATATTTTAACTCTGCTTGTAAGTTTTGAGCGTCGCCGGCGATAGGATTACCATTATGGTCAAAACTAGCCGTTGCAGAGCCTAAGACGTTCGACAGGGCGTTCTTGGCTTGATGTAGGTTAATTACATAGGAGTACTCTAAAACGGCCTCCTCATAGGCAGCAAAGACGTTTCCTTCAGTTAATTCAATATCTAAGACGTCACCACCCAATCTTTTATAAGTAAATGCTACTTGATCGACTGCACCTGATGCAAAATATACTGACTCTAGGGGACCACCTGAATTATAAATTCCAAATGGATAGTTAAATGTAAATGCTGTATCTGGCAGCGACGATGACGGCAAGATGTTCGTTGGTGTTGAACTAGCCGGGGTTAGAGTTGGTTTGGCCATTTATGTCTTTCTCCTACATTATTAAATAGTTCTATAAAAGAAGACCTCCCAGTTTTCACTGGGAGGTCCCGTATAAAGCTTTTCTCTTTACAACCTGTTCTCAGAGGAAGGTGTATTTAACTTACCTTATACCTCAGTATTAAATGGAGTGCTGGGCGTGCCAGAGCAAGCGAGGTTACCATGAACCTGCCAACCTGTGCCATCTGAGACTATCGTAATAAATGTTCCTAATAGGCCACCTGTCGTAGTACCGTTCATTTCAATACTATTATCGCCGGTGCCGTCAGGTGCGAAGTGATTATTTCTGTTTGACGTCGTTGATATCGCGATCAAGCCGCCGGCATAGAGATCTGTGGTGGTTCCAACGACGATTTGGTAAAGATTTGAAGTGACGCTAGTCTTTACTAGAAATGTTGCATTCCAGCCACTACCAGCATCAGCAGGCGAGGTTGGTAAAGTGACCACGATACCATCTGCTTTGGATAAAAGAAATTGTTTGCCACAATCATCTTTTGTTAGTGTTTTTGTACCATCAGTTATTGTTTCTACAACAACCCTGTTTGAAATTGAAAATCCATTCTTAGCCATGATTTGCCGTCTCCTTATTTAATATTGAGTTTTAAGCTCTGTACATTAATAAGTAGTATCCAAAAAAGAAGACCTTCCAGTTTTCACTGGAAGGTCTTGTATAAAGCTGGCTTTAAATATTACTAAAGTATTTTTAAAAGCTTATCTTTCTACTTGGTTGTTTTAAACACTTGAGTTAAGCATCTAGAAAGGGAGTAACTTTGCCGACAGAACCACTGTAAGCGATACGCCCTTCCAGCGCCCAAACGTTAGTAAAGTCGTCCATTACACATGCAGTAAACTTCATGTAAGAACCCATGTGGCCCTTTCCTTGACCGTTTCCGTCAGTGCCTGAAACCATTGTGATACTAGTTGCGCCAGCGCCCTTGAAGTATTCAGTATCGGTCAAAGTTGCTGGACTACCTGAAATGGGTGCCATGATTACTCCACCAAAAACTGCGGATGCATCTTCACTTGTGATTGTAACTGTTTTGGTATTTGTTGGATCGGCAACAGTTTGCACTGTAATGTGCCACCCATTCTCGGAAGATGCTAGTGACGGCAAGCTGAGGGTCATGTCAGCTGCTGTTGATTCAACGATAAAAACCTTTCCGCAATCTGCTGCGGTTAGTTGTTTACTCGCGCTTAGTTCTTCAGGGACCACCCTGTTTGACATTGAAAAACCATTTTTAGCCATGATTTGTTTTCTCCTTAAAATATTCGCCTTTAGGCTTTATACATTATTAAATAGTCTCTCCAATAAGAAGACCCCCTAGTTTTCACTAGGGGGTCTTGTATAAAGCCACAATTATAAAATAATTTTATCTCCACTTTTTATCTTTAGCTTCTCTCTTTAGCTTTACAACCTTTTTGGTCTTAGCTGGTTTAGCTGCTGCTGGCTTATTTGCCTTGGGCTCACTTTTTTTAGAAGCTTTTGGTCCATCAACCTTTATTACCTTGCCGCTTTTGTCAACGTAAATGTAGGTTGGACCTTCTACTCTCTCTATTTCTTTACCATTTTTATCAACGTAGATAATCATTTTTAAATCCTCATATTAAGTAGCGATTGTGTAAGTGCCACCGTCTGTAGCGCCGTAAGCGTACCAGCTTGTACCGTCACAGAAAACGTAGATTTCATTACCAATCTGTGCTGATAGGATGCTGTCTGCTGTGGCATCATTGCGACTTACGAGGGTATCTGCGGTTGCTGTGGCAACTTTAAAGTTTGAAGCAGCGAGAACCACCATCTTAAAATTAACACCTTTAAAGTCTTCAGATGGGGCTGGTAGAGTTAGCTCAACTGCACCACCTGCGCCGCGATTTGTTAAGATCTTACCGCAATCTTTCACTGTTACTGTTTTATCGGCAGTGACTGCTTCAATAGCGGCTCTATTTGACATTGAATAACCATTTTTAGCCATGATTTATTTTCTCCTTATTAATAATTGCCTTAAGGCTTTATACATTAATAAATAGTACTCCCAATAAGAAGGTTCCCCGCCGAGTCAAAAACCCAACGGGGAACCTAATTTTAACTACGCTTAGTTAATTAGCCAATAAGATCTTGGCAGATAACTAGACCGTACATGTCAGGACGAACCATCTTCTTGGCGTAGCGAGTCATGACGCCCTTACGGGGTACGAAGTCCTCGACACCAAAGATGGTAGGTGTGACCTGTAGTGGAACGTATGGAGCGTAGACGTAGCCACTCTCAAGGAAGCTGTTGCCACGACGACCAACTAGCACGACGTTGCGTGGGAAGTATGGATCGACGTAAACGTCAAACTTCTTGCTCATAGCACCTACTTTAACAGCACCAATCTGACCACCTTTCATTTCCTCGTGATTTACCGTTGCACGGAAACCAGCGGTGAACTCTAGGAGGTTAGCAACCTCTGGGGAGCAAACTACGAAGTTAGCACCACCGCGAAGTGTCTTTCTGTGGATTTGAGCGCTGACATCATTGATGGTCTCAGCGAGAGTCTCATACCACTCAGAAACGGTACCTGTAAAGTCAGGAGCAGCAGTTGTAGCACCAACCTGAACACCTGTGTCACGGTTAACGAATTTACCGGGACGACGGCTCCAGTACTTAGTACCAGCAGTAGCACCTTGGATAAGATCGTTCAAGATTTCACGATCGATCTCTAAGGCTACCTGCTCAGAAAGGATGCTTGTAAGCTCAACCTCGGCGTCGAGGTTGTGGTAAGCGTTGAGATCCTGAGCTAGCTCTGGGGACCACTTAGCTTTGAGCTTTCTGGTGTTGGCTGTAACAGCAACTGAATCAACTTTGATGTCGATCTCAGCGATTGCTGGGTTCTGACCAGATAATGCAGTGTTGGTGAATGTTGAACCATCACCAGCGCCTTCTTCGAAAAGGTCTAGAGTCAAAGCACCGGGAACGCCTGATGTGGCATCAGCGTTATCAGTGCGTGAGTAAGTACCAGATAGGGCTACATTTGGGTCAGTGACAGCGCCACCGGATCTGAAAAGAATTATCGATAGCTTACCACTATCGGTGATCTCGGTAAGGCGACGAATAACTTTACCATCAATCGCAGTACCAGAGTTGGCGTTAGCACAGTTGATGCTGATCAAGTTGTCCACGTTTAAATCTGGCAACACTGTTGTAGCATCTCCAGTTGAAACAAACTCAACGATTGTTGATGAAGCTGTGTCAAGATCTGACAATAGATCGACGTCGTAACGAATACGCTTTAGAGCGGCATCCGAAGCTTCGACGGCGGCCTTCAATGTGGCAGCACCTAGACCGTTGGTGGTTGGTGAATCACCGGCAATCTCAAAACTACCAGTGGCCTGTGAGTATGCGTTGTTTAGAGCGTATGGACCCTTTTCAGCATCCTCTCCAGAGAGAGTGACACCAGTCTGGATGCCCTTAGCAACCTTGCCACCACCGTAAACAGAATCACCGGCGGTGAAAGCGTTGTCGGCTGCGGCAGCACCGGGTAAGAGATTGTCTGTGTAGGTAAAATCTAAGAAGAAGATTAGACCTGATGGCAAGCTCATTGGCTGAACGGAAACGAGTTCGTTAGCGATGAGGCCACCGAACACACGACGAACGATTGGGAATGCGACGGCTGCGAAGCCCTCTACTGCATCACCACTCATTGTGGAAGCTTCTTTGAGAAGCTGCTTTGCTTGGTTTTCTAAGAGACGGGCCATACCGTTCTTAGATCTATCATTATCGAGACCTTCTAGAAGTCCAGTCTTCTCCCACTTGTTGAGAAGAGCAGCGCCTTCGGCTTGGAGGTCACGATTAACGATGTCTTTTGTTAAACTTTCTACGATAGTTGACATTGTTTATCCTCCTATAAATGTTACTTGTCAATACCCGCTAGACGCATCATACGCCCAGCGAAATCGTTAGAGGGCTTTTGACCCTCTTGATTCCCCTTAACGAAAAGAGGGTGCTTACGACGTGTAACTGCCTCACTCAGCGATTCTGGTCCTTTCTTAGAAGTACTCTCCACTGCGTTTACGAGAGTTTCGTACACAATCTTAGCCTTGTCTACACTTTCTGATCCTTGGATAGATTCGGCAATCTTATTTTTCTGTCGAATATTAAGTTTATCATCGGATAGAACTTTATTAGTGTAAACTAATTTTACATTCATCAATTGAGATTCTTCAAAAGCTCCTTTGAGATCTTGAAATTTTTCAAGTAATGATGCATATCTTTTATCTAAGTCATTAGCTGTATTAATAGCTGACTCAAAATTCTTTTTGTACTCAGCGTTTTCTTTTAGAACTTTCTTGTTCTTTTTGCTAAGTGATTCGTTCTTCATGTTTAATTCTTCGCATTGCTTTTTAAGGTCTGCGAGAATGATGTTCATTTCATCTCTTTCTTGAGTTGTTCCAAAAGGATTCCCTTCTTTTACGGATCTAAAATCAATTTTCATCATTTCTTCTAACATGTCTTCATCGAGTTCTAGTTCTTCGACTTGCATTGTAAGTGGTCCCATTGCTTCTGTACAATGAGCTTCATTCACGTCATCTAGTTCTGCCAAATACTCTTCATGAGTCATGCCAGCGTGGACTTCACTACAACTACTTTCTTTCTTTTTCTTGTCTGGATCGACCAAGCCAGTTCCCAACTCCTCTTCCAATTCTTCATTAATAAACTGCTCTAATAAAGAATCATCAATTTCAATTGACTCTGAAAGATTGCGAGCAGTTGGACCAGCTTCAGGGTTTAATTCATATTCTGATAATGAGTCTAAATTGATCTCAATTAAATCGCCCTCTTTTGGATATTTTGTCTCACCGATAGTAAGGCCATCAAAAGCGGCATATTCTAATTGGTCTGGGACCTGATCGTTGTCTGCTTTGGCACCTTCAAAATCCACTTCTGGTTTTGCTGCTGCTCCAGCATCCATGCCTAATCCTAATCCAGCGGGATCATCTAAGCCTAATTCCTGCTCTATTAAATTTTCCATTTCGCCTTTTATTTCTTTAGAATATTTTTCTAAAATAACTTGTTCGGCGTTGCGTGCAGCGACTTTCTTAAGCTGCTCGGCTTCGATAATTGCTTGTTCTAGCATAGATGACATGTGTAAACTCCTAAAAATGGGCTACAATAAATAGTTGTTAAAAATTTAAAATGACTTGTGGGTTTTAGATCGCTGCTTTGTAAGCCAAAGCAATGCTGATTTTGAATCTTTCTGTCTCACTATGGGCAATTCCACCATAGGCAACTATCTCTCTGACATCGCCATCGAGGGGGCCGGGGGCGCCCGTGCCGCCTGCTCTAGCGCCAATAAAGCTTGTGGCACCGCCGTCAAAATTATTGCTTGGCGGTGTACTATTAGTTTCATCGGTATCGCCTGCTTCAAAGCCTTCCTTACTGGTCCATGACATTTTTGTTTTATCAGCGTTTTGGCCAGCGCTTCTGTCAAACGAAGCAGCGATAACACCATACTCAGTATCAACCTCTTCATTATAATATTGTGCTTGGTATCCGCCAGACTGACCGTTCAATGCAAACGGCTTTGAATCGGCATCACCACCAGATGGCCTATCATTTATCGCAATATAACAACCATTGTTTGATGTTGCGGCGGCAGTGTATTCATAAACATAACCATTATTATCAGCAGAGTTTTTTAAAGTTGTGTAAAGGGAGGCTAATTTTGTACCATTTAAGTTTAAAGAGGTTGATTCATAATTGTCTACTGAACTTGCAGCAAATACAAGACAAGGCCCGCCATCTTTCCACTGAGTTTCATTTAAGTCTGCTCGCTTGCCAGATGTGCTTTGAGTCATTGCGCCAGCTTTGCATACCGGGTTTTCAAGTGCAGTTGCTGCAACTCCATCGCGAGCATCAAACCATAAAGATGGGGAACCAAAAGCACTTCTAATAACGGTATCTGCGCCGCCTCTTGTTCTCTCGGGCAGTCTTTGTCGGCCTTGTTGGGCAGATGAAATAGATTTGCTAGTTTTTCCACCAAACCCACTTCTCATTTAACCAAGTCCATTATTGTAGAGGCCAGTGCCGTCTGAGGCAGACCAGTTGGTTGCTAAGTTGCCAATTTCGATTTGTGTTAAACCAGCGATGACTGATGCTGTTGTAGCAGCAGCGTCTCCTGCGAGATAAATTGCTTTAACTCTGAACTCGCCGGTGTATGACTCACCATTATCTAAAGTAAAGTGATTTTTATCATTCATAACGCCATTCTGGCTAAACGCCACTTTTAGTGGTTTTGAGGCACCTGAGTGAGTGTTGGTTATGGTAACAAATTTAGTAATCGTTGGGAACTCAACTTCTGTAACTGCTGTATGGGAAACCACAATGCTAGAACTAGCATATGGAATACCACTCATTTGATATTGGCCTACAGAATTGAGACCCGGTTTTGCAAATTGAAATTCAGACATTTTTACCTACCACTTTCCTTAACCAATTTTTGTTCTTGGTTTCTCTTTTTAATTAGTTTCTTCCTTCTAATTCTTTCTTTTCTTCTTTTATCAGAAGGCTTTTCATAATATCTACGCTCTCTAACCTCTTGAATGATTCCAGATTTTTTAACCGCTCTGTTAAATTTTTTAATTAAAACTTCAACAGGCATGTTGCCTCTATTGACAACTTGAACATGCACTGGCTTACCCATCTGACAACCTCTCATTGATAGCGCCCCATTTTCCCATACCGGGAATATTTGAGAGATCAACTCCCTTATCAGAAGGATCGACTCCAGACATTGCGCCTTGGGATGGTCCACCAGATGCCTGTTGACTTGTTAATGGGGTTGTCCCTTCAAAGGGATCAAAGTCACCAAGTTTTTCAGCAATGGCTGCTCTCATCTTCTTTCTGGCTTCATTTAGTTGTTTGTTTTCTTTCTTGGGTTCTTTAACAAATTTTGTAAAAGGTTTTTCCTCTTTAACAATTTGTTTAGTTGGTGAGCCTTGTGCCTCTCTAATAATAGAGGACAAGACACCATCTTCAAAAATAATTTCTTTGATACACTCTTTGATAAGAGGTTTTAATACTTTTTTTAGTTTAGCACTCATTCTTTCACCAAATCATTTAATAATCTATTGATTTTATCTGCTTTTGTAAAAATGTTTGGTTCTTTGCCTTCTCTAAGCATGAAAGCTCCAGTTGTAGAAGGCTCTGATACCAAATCAAAACAGACTAATTGGAAATCGTCTTGGACGATTGTTTTACCAGCTTCGTTACGAGTTGAGCCTAAACCTCTTGAGGAGATGCCTAATTTGACACCACCCTTTAAAAGACCAATGGCTGTCTGCCCTGCTGGTGTATCTAATATTCTGATCTTGCCCACAACATCGTCACCGTCCATTTTGATCTCAGTAACTAAGTGTGAGGCATTTTTAAGTTCAACTACGGAGCTATCGGGGTGATCTAACTCACCGACTGCTCTACCTTCGCGAACTAACTTTTGGTAATTCTCTACTTCTCTTTCTAGAATTGGCTTTGGGTAGATTCTACCATTGCCATTAGTGGCACCTGCTCGCTGCATAACGCCAGCGAGGTAAATCTCTTCGCCTTCTTGAACTTTCTTCTTTTCCTCTTCGGTGAGAAGATCAGAGTCGGTTCTGAACTCTAGAAACTCTGTTAAGACTAATTTGCTCATCCTTCCATTTCCTCTAAAATAGCAAGAACTTTAGGGGCTAATGAAGGGTTCTGGTTGATTTGTGCCATGACTTTTTTTGCAGCCTCTTCATCAGCGATTTGAGAAAGATCTTGTTCCTGAAGGCTTCTCACTTCTTCAAGAATAATTTTTGTTAGTTCACCTTTTGTAAGTTGTAACTTGTTCATTTAGTTCTCCTAGAGCGGGTCGTTACCCGCATGATACACTTTCCTCGGCAACAATTAGTTGGAGGTCTAAGCATCCAGTGGTTATCAGTGTAAATGTTAATTTGATTTGACATTTATTCCTTCATCTCCTATAATCATACACAAAGCATAACTTGTTCCCGAACTTAGCCAACCACATAAAAGTAAATTAACTAAATTGGTTTCAAAAGTAAATAGTTCAGTCCAAGGCGAAATCAAACAAACTAATACACCAGTCCAAAATCCCATACACATGGGACAATGAAAAAAGTGATGTTTTGGTCTTATTGAATTAAATATAGAGCCGTAGACTAAGACTTGTGTAAGTCCGTAACAGGCTAAAATAAACCATATCATTCTAAATCCTGTAGACTAAGCCGTAAGGTTTACCGTATGGGCTTGGCAATGTACCTTTTTCAGCCTCTTGCGGGACTTTGCCATATGGAGTTGTCTCATCATCTGGCGGATCAACATACATATCTTCTACATCATCGATGTAATCGTCCATCTTGGCAAAGTTACCATGAGCTTTCATGTATTCGCTGGTCAAAAGCATGACAACTTGTAGAACATCCAACTCTTTATTGACTGGGTAGAATGCTTCTAGTGATCTAAAAACGCCGCCGCTCTTGATTGTACCGGGTTGTAGAGCGCCTTTGCTTTCCAAGTAAGTTAAGTAATCGCTTTGCATATTATAGGTGTCTCTATTAACGTGTGGTTTTGGCATTGTTAAAATTTTATTTTTAAAAGGAACAAAGATAATGTTAAAAAACTTGTGATCGTAAACAATGATGTTGTTATCTAGTGTTTTTCTAGCATCTAATTTAATTGTAAAAACTGGACCTTTTATATCAATAACGATATCTGGTGGGGAGTTTGGGTCGATACCAGCAGCTTGTGCTTCTTTTTCACCTACAGTTATTTCAATAGCCATTATTCTTGGATCTCCTTAACCAACTGCTGCGTTTTAAGGATAACCACCAAGTCTTCCTTGCTTAACTTTCTTTTCTCTCTAAAGCTTTCCAAAAGTTTATACACTTCAGTGGCCTTGTTTTTCATGGAATCATCAGCTTGGAACTCTTCAATGTCCATATTTTCTTTAATTTCTGTTTTTAATCTTTCTAATTCTTCGTTAACAAAGATCTTTAATTCTGTGTCGTCGTCTTCAAGACTTCCCATATATTTGGAAATAAGTGTCTTTTGTTCTGTCATTAAGCCACCAAAAGTATCATTAAACTTTTTGATAAACATTTTTACGACTAATTCATCAACTGGTTCTTCCTCTACTTCACTTGCGGTGGGGCTAACCATTTCTTGAATTATTTTTTTCTCAAGAAGAACTCTGTCTTTTACACCAATTGAATCATCGTGAAACATTTGATATGCCGATGCCAATGATTTGTAATTTGAAACATAATTTTGAAAAACCGAAGGTGCTAGTTCATGATTAATTTTATGAATAGCTGATGTTTGCTCATCATATAAAGCTTTTTTATCAAAATTAGAGAATACTCTGTGTACCTCAGCTATAATTTTTTCTGCTGTGATGTAATCAACTTCTCTTGTTTCAACGAGAGCCTTATAAAGTCTTAGTTGTTTATAAAGGAGTTTATCTTTGTTAAAAACTTCCTTCATGACAGTTTTTACTTTGCCCAATTTATCGTTGTCCTTGTGTAGTTTTGCTTTCGCATACTCTCTAGTCAAGGCTTCAAAAATAAAAGCCGGGTTTCTTTTTTTATTATGTTTAAATCTCATCCTCTGTCTCCAGTTCATCAACTATTTTATTTGCCCTTTCAGTCAATGATTCCAACTGGGCTGCTAAACTATTATAAATAGTTTCTTTTGTCTCGTACATTCCTTTTCCAATTCGGCCAACTTCTTTTGACTTGCCTGCTTGACTAAGATAATTCTTTCTTCGACCTGCTGATTTGCGACCATCTCTGTATTTTGGAACTGGTTTGTAACGCTTGCCCTTGCCTGAGCCGACATACATTTCTGATCCGTCTTTAAAGGTCATCTTGACTGGTTTAAGTCCATCGGCGGGGAAATCATCTCTTTTGGCAGCACCGGGCTCAACTAATAGAGGACTGGCTTCTTCTTCAGCGGCGGGTGCTGCTTCTGGTGCAGGTGTTTCAGGGGCTGCTGGTGTTTCTGCTGCGGCCTCGGGGGCCGCTTCAGCGGGTTCTGCCCCCAAGTCTGCTTCGGCAGGTGCACCTAGTTCATCACCCAAGTCTCCACCGGCAGGCGATGGGGCATCAAAGGCAGGCTCTTCGCCAGTCGTTTCAAGAGATTTATCCATCCTCTTGTCATAATATCTTTCTCTTTGATTGCGAAGGAACTCATCATTGTCCATCCCAAAAATATTTTCAGCAATCCAACGACGGCTGAACATTGTTTCTTGTGCTGCGCCGGCGACATCAAACTTCTGTTTAATAAATTCAAGCTCTTGGATTTGAGCCAGCTTGCTTGGGTTATTGAGAGACAGGTCAAATGAAATAATGTCTTCGCCTCTGTAGCCCAAAGTGTAAAGATGGATAATACCAATCTTTTCTAACTCTGCGATAACAGATCTTTGTAGTCTTTGGATTGTTCTAGCAAAGCGAATATCTTTTTGAGCCAGTGTGGTCTTCTCTTCTGGCATTTGATCTAGTTGTGAGAGGTAAGACTTTGGAATTTTAATCGCTGAGAACAGCTTATCTCTTAAGTAATTAACATCATCAATGGCTGCTGCATTCTGACCGCCGGGTAGAGTTTCAATCGCGGTGGCAGATCCTTGGCGCACTGGTAGGTAAAAATCCTCCTCTACCGACATAGGATTATAACGAAGGTCAATCTGGCCATTGTCCTCATTTACCAACTGATGTCTTTTCATGTTGGTAATGA